ATCCAATGACTAAGCTAACAAGAGAAGACGCAATCAAAGACCTGTCAGGAACTTATTGCTGCTACTGCACTAACCCAAAAACCTACGGCTCATGCTGTGGAGAAAACCACTTCGTACCTTTCGAGGATTTATACGAGGAAGACAAAGAAGCAATGATTGAAGAATATTTAAAGGAAGAATGATGGACAGCAATGCGACTGGTGTTTACAAAATTTCTTGTTTGCAAACTGGAAAGTTCTACATTGGTAGCGCACATAGTTTGATACAAAGAAAACGGACACACCTAAGTTGCTTGAGAAAAAACAACCATAGAAATTCAAAACTTCAACGAGCATGGAACAAATATGGTGAGCAAAATTTTCAGTTTCAAACTTTGTTAATTTGCTCTAAAGATGATGTGTTGTTTTATGAACAATTGTTGTTAACAAAACTTGACGCAGTTCAAAATGGATTTAACATTAGCCCATTCGTAATTGGAGGCAAAGGAGTAAAGCATACAGAAGAAACAAAAGCTAAATTAAAAGAAGCATGGATACAAAGACGGATGCGTCCAAAGAATCCAGTATTAGAAGAAACAAAAAATAAGATTTCTCTAGCAAAACTTGGTGTGAAAAGAAAGCCTTTTACCGAGGAAGCAAAAAGAAATATGGCGATCTCTAGGATGGGGAATAAAAACCGATTAGGAATTCCTCATACAGAAGAAACAAAGTTAAAAATGAAGTTAATAAGAGAAACCAAAAGGAATCAAGATGTCAATTGAAGCACTACTCAAGACGAATGTTAATGAACACACAGAAAAGAAAGCCAACCTAACCTATTTGTCATGGGCTTGGGCATGGGCAGAAGCACTTAAAGCAGACCCTAAAGCTACCTTCAAGGTAGAGATGTTTGATGGTAAGTGCTATATGGAGATCAACGGCACAGCAATGGTCTGGGTGACAGTTACCATGTTTGACAAGCCAATGACCTGCCAGTTGCCAGTAATGGACTCAGGTAACAAAGCAATCCCACTTAAAGGCTATACAGCAGTCTCCAAGTACGGCAAAGAGTATCGGGTTGAATGTGATGCTTTTGCGGTAAACACAGCCATCATGCGCTGCATGACCAAAGCACTTGGCTTGCATGGACTTGGGTTATACATCTATGCTGGTCAAGACTTGCCCGATGAGGATGCCCCACCAGAAAAGGTAATCATCACGCCAACTCAAGGTGCAATGGATAACATCCCAGAAGATGAGCAAAATTATCTCAGAGAGTTAGCAGTTGATTTAATTGCTACCTGTGAGCAAGGTGAACCCAAGGTAGCTTGGATTAAGTTGGAAAAAGAGAACTTAGATGCTGAACAAAAAGTAGCATTGTGGACTCTGCTTCCTAGTAAAGTGAGAAGTGCATTGAAAGGTGCGAAAGGATAAACATGGAATACGATAACAACAACAGAGGCTCGCTCTTTAAGAACGACCGCAAAGACGATGCTAAATTTCCTGACTACAAAGGTAGCATCAATGTAGAGGGTATTGACTACTGGCTATCCGCTTGGATTAAGGTCAGCAAGGACGGAAACAAATTTATGTCTCTGTCTATCAAGAACAAGAACGCAGACGCTTCTTTGAACAAGCCTAAGAGGGCTAAAGAAGAAGACGATTCAATCCCATTTTAAAGTTAACGGAGGGAAAGCGGATGCCTTGCGACAATTCTGTCGGACGAACTTGGACGCAGCGAGTACCTCCACCCAAAGGAGAAAATCATGGATATTAAAAGTGCTTTTGACAAAATGTTTAAGATGCCTGACTTCCCAAGAGTTAGGACTACAGACCCGCTAACTTCTTTTGAAGCAGCAGAGTCGATAAGCCAAGTAGCCCCTAAACACTACGAGATAATCTTGGATTGTTTAAAGGCTAATGGTGCGCTTGGCAAAGATGGAATAGCCGCATTTACTAACCTAGAAAATATGCAGGTTGCAAGACGATTGCACGAATTGCAAAGAATGAACCTGATCTACCTCACAGGTAAAACAGTTAAATCAAATTCAAATCGAAATGAAAGGGAATGGGATGTCGTACGCTAATATAGAAATAAAAATAATTCAATGGGCAGAGGCTAGACGAATTATTCCCAACAGCACACCAGCGACTCAGCTACTTAAAGCCATGTCAGAGATGGGTGAGTTGGCTGATGCAACCCTCAAACATGATCGTGAAGCAATGGAAGATGCGGTAGGGGATGTGATGGTCTGTCTAGTTAACTTTTGCGCCCTACAAGACTTGAATCTGGTAGACTGCATGGAAGTTGCATACGATCAGATTAAGAATCGGAAAGGCACACTATTGCCCAACGGATTGTTCGTTAAAGATGTTTAAAGTTGAAATTTCGTTTGGCTTTTCTGAGCCAGAAAAAATCACTATTGAAACCTTTGACTTTGACAAAGTAAAGATACTTCAAGAGTTCATTGTTTTTCAAGAGAGACATGGTTGGGCAGTTGACTATGAAGCAGTCACCATAGACGATGCTACTTAGCCAACAAGTAAAGACCCACATTTGAAGCAGCGTATCCAGCATAAACGATGCTCATGTGGGGATTGCCGACAACAAGCTGTTCCACCGCAATATATGCGTAGATTAGCCCTGTGAGAATGATTAGCCAAGCACTCAAAATGCACTCACATCAATAACTTCGCCACGGAATTCGATCTGGTCTTCATCGAACTTATGCACGAGTTCAGGCCATAGCAGCTTGCCGTTGAAGAAATTTAAGACCGCAAAGCCTGATCTGTGATTACTAGGGTTTAGTTCTGCATAGGTAAACTGTGGGCCATCAGTCTCAGCCAAAGTGCCTGTATCCACTCCATAGCGAGTGCCGTTGTAATCGTCAAATGGCGTAACCTTGAGAGAGTGTAAGTGTCCAGTAATGATGCTAACTCCCGCATTTACAGTATTGTTGTGGGTAGCGTGAACACCACCCTTGTATCGGTGCTTAACAACAACTTCAGGAGTAGGCCATACCGCCCAACAGAATTCCCAATCTGGAATATGGTCTGTCAGCTTAAAGCCCTGTACATCCTTAAACTGTGGTGCGTGTTGGGCTAACCGATTAGCAAACCTTACATCGTGATTACCAAATGTAAACAACAACTTTACATTGTGCCGTTCTGCTTTAGCTGTTTCCTCGATCTCACCTAGCGCACCCTGACAAGCCTTTAACTCTTGGATAACAGAGGTTTGTGGTTGGTCAGTTACATCGTGACGAGATATAGACGCACCATCGAACGCATCTCCGTTACATATCACCGCCTTGGGCTTAAACTCTTGGATAGCCCATAGAAGCCCCTTAAATGCCGTTGTACGCTGTGATGGAATGAAGTGGGCATCTGAGAAGACGATCACAGTTCCATCCAGTATGCCGAGGTCTATCTGTTTAAGTGGAGAGAATGACTTGGGTCTGTTCTTGTCGTATTTGAAACCTCGATGGTCACTAGAATTAAGGGCCATTTTGTAATGATCTTCAATCCACCTTCTCCGTAAGTGAACTGCACGAATACTTGTCCCAAGACGTTCTGACATTTTGGTAGCAGATTGCAATTGACCCCATAACTGGATAAATTCTGTATCTGTACACGTTTCATTAAATGAACCCATTGGAATCCTTAGAGAGTAAGTTTTCTAGCAGATTTATCACCCTATGCTCTTGCATCTCAATCTCATCTTCTGATGATTTAGGGTCTTGTGCCACACACATCAAGTCATGCAAAAAGATGTGCAACATTTCGTGCAATGCAGTCTTATCCAAGGATTCAGGGGTGATCTTCTCAGCACCAAAGTCACCTAAGCGATAAGTGGCTAACCTAGCACCCTGATTAAACTCTACGGATGCCATCGCTTGCTTTGCTGGCTTAGAGCCTCGCTCGATACGCCAATCACAAAGGCTTAAAAGTAACTGGTACTTCTTGACACTTTTGGCAAAGATTTCAGCATCTTGCGGTGTGGGTATGTTAGCCATAGGTGACAGATTAGATATTGGCTTTATGTCACCATTGTGTCTGCAACAGATTGAACGTGAGCCACTCGATTAAGCCAGCCCTTGATAAACCTAGCTTGGTCTGGTTTGCGTTCCACAATACCTTTGTAAAAGGCTTCCTTGACATTGCTGAACTTCTCTACCAAGTCGGTACAAGATTTAACTGCTGCAATGGTTGCAGGGCCAATAGCACCATCAGGGTTTGTACCTACGGCTGACTGCAAGGTCTTCACTGCACGACTAACGCCAGCATTTACGGCAAAGTCGTAAACCAAGTAATCAATCCCAATGGGCAGTTCATCACCACGAACCTTGTCCCAGAAGTTAGCCTTATAAAACGACCTGACTATCTCTTTTGGGGGTGTTTCACCCTTGTCAATCAACTCCCAACCTTCCCACTGAGGGTTTGGATTACGGGCAATACCCGCATAAGTTTGACCGCCAGAGTCGCCAACAAGTGTGGTCAGTTGATAACCACCTTCAGACTCAAGCACCAAATCACAAGATTTTTCCCAGTTATCTTTCATTTCTTCA